GTCCGGCGAGATCGACCAGGTGTCCCCGGGAACCGCTACGTTCGTCGTCGACGACAGCTCAGGCGACTACGACCCGCTCAACCCGTCCTCCCCCTACAACATCGCCAACCTGCTCGACCGGCAGGACTCCGACTTCGAGGGTGGGATCGGGTCGTGGGGCAGCGGCGGCGGCGGCACCGCCGATCCGGGCACGGTCGCCGCGGAAGGCTCCGGGAGCCTGCGGTTCGTCGCCGACGGGTCGGGGGTCGCCTGGGTGCAGGCCCCCGGCAGCGCGGTCGCGGTCGCCGCCGGCCAGGCGGTCACCGCCGGGGTCCTCGTCAAATCCGCGTCGGCGACCCGCTCATGGCGGATGGTGCTCCGCTGGCTCGACACCTCCCTCGTCTACAACTCCCAGACCAACGGGACTGGCACCAGCGCCGGCAGCGGGTCGTGGACGCAATTGTCGGTGTCCGGCACGGCCCCCGTGGACGGGTTCGCCGTCGCCCAGTTCGAGACGACCACCACGCCATCCAACGGGGAGACGTGGTACGCCGACCAGGCCCAGCTCAACCTCACCGCGACCCTGCCGCTGTGGGTGCCGGGCGGCACGTCCGGCCTGGACCTTGGCCGGCCCGTGTGGATCCTCGCCGACTATCAGGGCACCTCCTACCCGCTGTACTACGGCACCACCGCCGGGATCGTCCCCAACTACGGTGACAACCCCACCACCACGTTCAACTGCACCGACGGCCTCGAAGCATTGGGCCGGGCCGGTGTCGGCGCCATCGGCGCCAGCTACGACAACGACACCACCGGCACCCGGGTCGGCCGGATCCTCGACGCGGCCGGCTGGCCGTCCAACCTCCGCGCCATCGACACCGGCTACTCCACCTGCCAGGCGACCACCTTCGGCGACAACGCCCTGCCCCTGTTGCAGGCCGTGGTCGACACTGAGCTCGGCCGGCTGTACCAGGACGCCAGCGGCAACATCGTCTTCTACGACCGGCTGCGGATCTACTTCGCCACCCGTTCCACCACCGTGCAGGCGACCCTGTCGGATGTCGGCACCGACGTGGACATGGTCGACCTCAACTTCGCCAAAGACAGCGCCCTGCTGTTCACCCAGGCGCGGGTCACCCGCGACGGCGGCACCGAGCAGGTCGTGTCCGACCCGCAGGGATACGGCATCCGCACCTACCCCAGCAGCGCCGGCACCCTGCTGCGCACCGACGCCGACTCCTTGTCGATGGCGTCCTGGCTGGTCAGCAAGTACAAAACCCCGCAGGTCCGCGTCTCGCAGGTCACCGTGGACGCCTCCGCGCAGGGCATGTGGGCGTCGCTGCTGCCGCTGTTCTTCCTCGACCGGATCCGGGTCATCCGCACCTACTCAAGCGGGCGGACCATCGACCGGGAGGAACTGATCGAGGGGATCAGCCATGAGATCAGCCAGGACTCGTGGACGGTGACGCTGGCGACCTCCGATACGTTCAGCTTCCAGCCGATCATCCTCAACCAGGCCCCCGGATTGAACACCGGCCAGCTCGCCTGACCCGATCCCGTCCGAGAGGTAACCGCCCGTGGCCCGTCATAATTTCGCATCAGGGGAAGTTTTGACCGCCAACAACACCAACACCATGCTGGTGCAGGCCGCCCCCGCCTCCAGCCGCACCATCCACATCGGCTCCTACTCGGGCACCACCGACGTCAACGGCAACCTCACCGTCACCCACGGCGCCGGGTTCACCCCCACCGTGGTATTCACCCAGATCGTCACCCCCAACTCCGGCGGCGACATCGCCATCGGCCAGCAGGTCACCTCCGTCGGCGCGACCACCTTCGTCATCCGCGTGTTCGAGCGCCGCTCCTCCGACTCCACCGTGCAGCCGCTGGCGAGTCTGTCCACCACCGGCTACTACCTGGTCGCGGCATGACCACCCTCGCCGACCTACCCGTAGGTGCCGCGTTCCTCCTCGCCGCCCGCATCACCTCCAAAGACCAGTCCGGCCTCGGGTTGGCCCTGTACGTCGCCGACCGCATCCAGCAGGGCACCCTGCAGGTCGCCCCCGACCTCACCGTCACCGGGGCGCTGGCCAATCCCGCCAGCCAGGTACAGGTCACCAGCATCGGCCGCCCCTTCCAGGTCGGCGACATCGTCATCATCGACAATACGCAAGAGACGATGGTTGTCAGGGCCGCCTGGGTCAGCCCCGATGGGTTCATGTGGAGTAATTCGCCGGACCGGCGGGCGGTCTACACCACCACAGGCGCAACCAAGGTCGGCACCGCCACCCTTGACTAGCAGATCGGCATGATGCGGGGTGGCAGTGGAACCCTGGATGCAGGCCCTCATCCCACTGGGCGGGTTCGGGCTGCTGCTATGGCTGCTACTGCAGTACAAGCTGATCCACCCGCGGACCCTCGAACAGCTCGTCGCCGAGAAGGACAAGCAGATCGCCCGCGCCGAGGCCACCGCCGCCGAGTGGAAAGAAGCCTACAAGGCGTCCGAGCAGGCACGACAGGCGGAACATGACGCCCGCGAGGTCGCCGACCGCCGCGCCGACGCGGCCGTGGCAGCCGCCCAACTGGTCGCCGACGGCCTCGACAAGCTCCGCGAACATCTTGACTCCAGACCGGAGGGCAACCGCGGTGTCCGAGCAACCCCCCAGCGACGAAGCGACCGAGGCGAGGCAGCAGGCTGAGGCGGCCCGCGACGATGCCCGCGCCGACGCTGAGCGGGCCGCCCGCAAGATGGCCGAGGCGATCCGCGCGATCGGCCGGCTCCGCGACCATTCCCGCGCGGACTCGTTCGTGGCGATGGTGCAGCGGGCCCTCGAGGAGCGCTGAGATGGCCTACCGGACCTGGCTACTGCTCACCTCCGGCCTTGGCGCACTCGCCGCCCTGGTCTTCCTGGCGCTGTTTGTGGCCATCGACCGGCCACGCTACCGCGACCGGTACGCCGGTCTCATCGCTGGCCTCGGCGTGCTGGCGTTCCTGGGGTTCGCCATCCCGTTCACCCTCGCCCTGCTCACCCCTGCCGCCACGGTCTCCGCAGCCAGGTCATGGTGGCAGTGGGCCATCTCGATCGTCCTGCGCGGCGCGACGGTCGGGTGGATGGGGTGGCTGCTGTTTGTGTACTTGACGCCCGGGCGGGCCAAGATGCGGCTGACCCGCCGTGAACCGGGGGACCCGCCGCATTGACCCGACTGTTGGCGGTGGCGGCGGTGCTGGCGATCGTGGCGGTTGACGTGTCGCTCAGCACCCCGCCGCCAGCGCAGACGCAGCGTGCGCCGCCGTCGTCGATGGGGATTGGGCCGCCGGCGTCCAGCATGCCACCACCCACCACCACGACCACGACCACGCTACCGGCGACGGTGCCGCCCTCGACGGGTCGCCCCACCACGACCACGGCTGGTCCGCCGGAGACCGTGCCGGGGACGGTGCCGCCCACGTCGGGGCGGCCGCTGCCGACCGTGCCGCCAACCACGACCACGCTGCCGGCGCCGGCCACGACGGTGCCGCCCACCACGGCAGGGACGACGACCACGACGGTGGTGGCGACCTCGACGACCCAGTGTCGGGTGCCGCCCTCGTCGGCCCACCCCTCCACAACGCAACACCCCGGATGTCTGCCGACGCACTGACAGGAGATCCCATGGACCTACTCGCAGTCATCCTCGTCGTCGCGGCCCTGATCTGCTTCGGCCTAGCCGCGCTGGGCATCACCAGCCGGGTGGAACTGGTCGCCGCAGGGCTGGCGCTGTTCATGGGTGCGGTGCTCGCCGCCGGCGGCCTGCACGCCAGCATCGGGGCATGACCTACACCCTCGGCGTCGACGTCAGCCACTACCAGGGAACCATCGACTGGGCCAAGGTCGCGGCGACCTCCTACGACTTCGCCCTGGCCCGCATGATCGTCGGGCGCAACACCCTGGACCTGCGCGGCGCGGCGAACCTGCGCGGCATGCTCGGCCGCGTCCCCGTCCCCGGCGCGTACGGCGTCGTCGGCACGTCCGAGCCGGTCACCGACGGTGCCAAGCGGCTGGTGGACGAGATGGCCGCGACCGGCGCGGACCCCGCCTCGACGCTGGTGATGCTGGACGCCGAGGACTTCGCCGACGGGACCCATCCGACGGTCCGGCAGGTCGACGCCTACGCCCGCCAACTGCACGCGCTGATCGGCCGCTGGCCCGTCGCCTACGTCCCCTCCTGGTGGATGAGCAAGCACGGCTACAGTGTGGCCGGCCTGGACCTGGCCCGCTGCCCGTGGGCGCCATCCCACTACCTGCCGGCGCCGTGGACCGAAGCCAAGCTGGAGGCGAACCGGCCGACCAGCCTGCACGGGTTTGGGTCGCTGGCGTGGCTGCAATACACCTCCAGCGGCACGGTGCAAGGCATCGCCGGCAACGTCGACCTGAACTGCTTCTACGGTTCGCTCGCCGACCTGCGCCGCCAGCTCCTCGGCGCGCGTGCCCCCTCTGTCCAGGAGGATCTCGACATGGCAACCGCAGACGACATCCTGGCCTACCTGCGGGACCTCAAGCAGGACCTCACCGTCGGCGGCACGACCAGCCTCGGCGGTGAGGCCACCAGCACCACCGAGGCGTACGCGAAGCTCCAGCGGGACACCAAAGCCGCAGTGGACGGCCTGGCGGATGCGGTCGCCGCGTTCCGCGATGACGTGGCCGCGCGGCTGGACGCCCTCGAAGCACTCATCCAGCCACCCCAACCGTCGCCATGACCGCCCAGGTTCGCTACTACCCCGTCGCCCGGGTCGTCGACGTCCACGACGGCGACACCCTCCGCCTGGACGTCGACCTCGGCTTCTCCACCCACGCCTACGTGTGGATCCGCCTCAAAGGCGTCCGCGCCCCGGAACTGCGCGAACCGACCGGGCCGCAGGCCAAGCGGGACCTGGAGACGTGGATTTCGACCCACGCGCCCGACGGGCTGGTGCGCGTGGACACCTTCCAGGTCGCCGGGTCGGCGAAGGAGATCCGCGAGCAGCGCACGTTCATCCGCTACGTCGGGGTGATCTCCGCCCCGGACGGGTCGGAGCTGTACCCCTGGATGGTCGCCCGGGGCTACGTCGACCAGGGAGCGTGATGCCATGACCACCGGCGCCGCCGTCAACCGCTGGACCCCCCGCCCGCCCGTCGCACAGGTGTGGGGCCTGCGGGGCACCACCGCCTGGTGTGACGTGTGCCAGCGGGACACCACGCACAACGGGGCCGGCCACCGGGCCGGCCGCCACCAGCGGGAGCCGTCATGAACCTGTTGGAAGTTTGCGACGAGTACGGCCGCGTCATCCGAGCGGACCTGATCGACGGTACCAGCGTGACCGACATCGACCTTGCCCACGGCGGAACGGTCACCATCATGCCGATGCCGGGCTATCAGCTGAACGGGCACCGCTGGGATTGCCGCTGCCGCGCTTGCCGGCCTGACATCGCATGCCTGTCATGACTCGGCTCGCGCGCATCCGCAAGACGCTGGTGGCGCTGCTCGGCACCGCCGCCACCGTCGCCGCGACCATCCCCCCCGACACCCCGCCGTGGCGGGGTGCCCAGGTCATCCTCGCCCTGGCGACCGCTGTCGGCGTGTACAGCGTGCCGAACAAGCAGCCGCTCACCCGTGAGGCCCTCAAGGAACAGACCCGGGGCCCGCGGACCGGCAACCCACTCGGCAACCCGCCGCCGCCGGGGCGGCCCAGGTCCAAGATCTACCAGCGCCGCCCACCTCCCCCACCGCGCGGGTGATTGTCCGACCGTCGTGATAGGTTCCACCCCTCGATGCTGGCCCCCCGGTCCGGTGACCAGAAGCGCCCCGAGAGTCACCTCGGGGCGCTTCTTCACGTTCCGGGGAACTCCCCCCGCTATCGGCCACGCTGGGCGGCGCGGTAGTCCTTCAACACCGCGTTCGCGGTTTGCGCGGTCATCGGCACACCCCGCTTGGAAAGCACCTCCGCGATCTCACGTCCAGTGATCCGCCGCAGGTCCTCCGGCGGCACCTCCTCGTCCAGGTACTGCTCGACTAGGCGCTTTTTGCTCACCCCGTTCCCCCCCAACTCGGGTCCGATTTGCCCGTTTGGGAAAGTGCTTGGGTACGGACGGTAGATCGCGCCATGCAACGGGCCACCGGCTGGGCCGAGCATGTACGCCGCCGACGGCGCCGCCGGGGCCTGCTGCCACGACACCCCGACATGACTGGCAAGCGCCTTCAACACGGTCGCCAGCACGATGGTCAGCAGGATGCCGATCACCGGGGGAGCGGCGGCGATGTAGCGGTCGTCGATCGGGACACGCAGGACGTTGATCAGCACCGACGCCCCGCCGAACACCAACATCAGGAACGCCATGCCGATCTGCTGCAAGCCGGTACCTGCCATCATCGACAGCGTCAGGAACGCCGCCTCGCAGCCGAGTAGGCCCACGTCCACGATGAGGGGGAACACCCAGGCGGCGTCGCCCCAGCCGAAGACTGGGTTGGACGCGACCTCCTTCTGCGCGACGAACGACAGGAAGAACCCCGAGGCGTCGGCGACGAGCACCAGCAGGATCGAGATGACCAGGCCGGCACGCAGCGGCTTGGAAAGGTAGTTCCAAAAGGACACGGCTACCTCCTGGTCGCGCTGTGCAGGACGAGGAACAGGCCGAACAGCGCCCAGACGGCGAGCACGATGACCAGCGGGACGGGGATGTTCACGGATCTACCTCCGGGTTGTGGTGGGGGAGTGGGCTAGCCCTTGCGGACTCTGCCCAGCAGCGCCCCGAATCCGACGATGCCGATACCGATCAGCGCGGCATGCTCGGTCAGCCACGCCACCAGTTGCGGGTCCAGTTTCATGAGGTCACTTTCCTTTCAGTCCACGGGTGAGCAGGAACCAGACGGTGACGACGACGGCCACGCCGGCGGCGGGACCGAGCAGGGCATCCATGCGGGGTTCACCCCCTCTCTACAGGCGGGACAGGACCGACCGGACGTACTCGCACACCGCCGGTCCGTTGGAGACGGGGGAGCAGTCATTGGCGCGGCCCGGGTCGCCCGAGTACCAGGCGGCCGCCGCGCCGGCCGGCCCGTACGCGGCGCAATAGCGGTCCAGCTTCCCGACCGCGACCTTGTCCTGGATGGTGGGGGAGTCCAGGAACTGCTGCGGCGTGACCGCGTAGCCCAGGACTTCCCGGGACCAGCCGGGGACGTTCGAGGCGAGGATCTGATAGCGGCCAAGCGCACGATCACCCGGGCTGCGGCCACCACCGACGGCCCGATAGTTCCCGTTGGATTCCTGGGTCACGATCGAGCGCACGAACGCCTGACCGCACCTGGCAGACTTCACCGCCGGGACGTGGGCGGCCGCCAGGGCGGTCCGGTGGCGCGTGCTCGAGGTCGCGCCGGCCGTCCCACTCGCCGCACCGGCGACCAGCAGGACCACCAGCAGCGCGCCGAGCAGGCCACCGCCGTCGCGTTCGTCGTTCACGCCGCGGCTCCCCGGCGCATCTGCCGACGTTCCTTCGGGGTTGTCCCGCCCCGCACGCCGTATTCGTCATCGGCTGGCGACAGGACCAGGGCCTCCTTGAGGCACGGCTCCTGGACCGGGCACTGCTGGCAGATCCGCTTGGCGTCCCGCGCCGTGCCGCCCTTATGCGGGAAGAAGTAGTCGTCGACGGCGACCCCGGGCCGGGCGCACCGCGCCAAGTCGTGCCAATCCTCGGGGTCTGGCCGGATCGCGGGCAGGATGGGATGCTTGGATGGCATGGGAGAGGGGCCCTTTCCGATGCGAGGCCCGGCGGGGGATCCGACCCCCCGCCGGGCACCCGGGAACTTCCTTCACTTCTGCGCTTCACACTCCTGCAGGGCATGTCTCCGCAGGTCGCGCTGTTCAGTTGTGGGCCCGTAGAAGACGGGTAGTTCCTCGCCGCCCTCCATACGGCATCAAGTGCTCAGTGCTTTAGATAAGCAAAGCACGACGCCTCAATGGAGGTCAATACGGCAAGTCGCCCGTGTGGAACGAAAACTCGATCCGATGGCCGGCGGCGATGTGCAACACCGCATAGAGCGGCCGGTCGTCCTGGTCATAGGTCACGCCGTACTGCACGGTGACCACGTCACCCGGCCCCAGGTCGAGCCGCTCCCGCTCCTCCTGCGTCGGCATGCGACTGGACACCCAGTCGAAGAAGTGCAGCCGCAGCCCAAGAGCCTCATGCGCGGCCCGCATCCCGCCCTTGGTCGGGTCGGCCAGGTCGGGCGCCTGCTCCACGATCCAGTCGGGATGCCACGAGATCGAGATCAGGTCCGGCGGCTCCCCCTCGGCACGCAGGAGCCGCTCACGCACGGTCGTCACCGTGCCGCGCTCCAGGCCCAGCAATTCGGCGATGTCGTCGGGACATGGCTCGCGGCGCACCATGATCTCCGAGGCGTCGACCTTGCCGAGCCGGGAGAGGATGCCCCGCCAGGACGTGTCCGCACCGACCTTGCGTCGCCGCAGCTGCTCCCGGATGAAGACGCCGCGGCCCTGGTAGGCGATGGTCAGCCCTTCGTCGCGGAGCTGCGCCAGCGCGGCACGGATGGTGCCCTGCGAGACCTTCCAGGTGTCCATGAGGGCACGTTCGCTGGGCAGCCGCGCGCCCGGGGGATAGGCGCCCCGGCGGATGTCCTCGCGGAGCGCATCGGCAACCTGCAGGTGAAGCGGACGACCCGACCGCCGCGAGACCATCCCATTCCCTCCCTTGCTGTGACTGAGTTATAGCAGTTAGGATAGCAGGGAAGGTCGCACGGCAACAGGGATGAGGAAGGTGGGGGAGTTCGACGGCTGAGTTCGCGGTCTACCTTGCCTATGACGAGCAGGGCGACCTGCTCTACGTCGGCTCGACCGGCTACTTCCCGCGACGGCAAGCGGAGCATAGAGCCCGGTCTGAATGGTGGCCCCTAGTCGCCTCTTGGGATGTCGAGCACGTATCGACCTGGGACCAGGCTTGCGAGCGAGAGGCCGACCTGATCCGGGAACTCCGCCCGCGCTACAACCAGTACGCCGGTCGGCATCCAGGTCGTCGGCCGTCCTGTACGCCGGCGCAATGGGCTGACAAGGCTGCTCAAGATGAACGCATCATCGAACTCCACCAACAGGGGATGGCCCGATGGGACATGGCGAAGGTCCTGGGCATCCATTGGACGACGCTTGCCAATCACCTCAGGCGACTGTTCGCTGAGGGTCGGCTTGAACGGCGCCCATCCGAACTCAGACGACTCAAGCGGAGGACATCATGAACGACGAGCCCATCGGCCAGGCTCTCCCCGAGATTTGGCATCGGCGGCTCGCCGAGGTCACCCCGGCGGTCGCGCAGATGTTCGGCCCCGTAAAGGACGTCGCATGAACTATCCGCCCATCAACACCCAGGCACACCGGGAACCATCCAAGGCTGAGTATCAGGCCATGGCGGCGCTCATCATCGCGCAGCCGGAACTGAACGGCGTAGTTCGCTATAGCGCCCTGCGGGCTGCTCTTGAGGCGTACGAGCAGCAGCGGGAGCGTGAGCGCCAGTGACCGACCTGCCCGCCGACCTGGGTCGAGAGCCGATCGACCTGGATGCCGTCGAGCGGCACACCTACATCGCCGCTGCGGATGCCGAGACGGTCCGTCGTATGGCTCAGGAACTACGCGCCTATCGCGCGTTCGTCCAGGCGGAACGCAATTCCGGCGTCCATGCACCCAACGCCTCAAGCGGCTGCGCGAGCTGCCGGGCCCTCGCCGAAGTGGACCGGGTGACCTCATGACTGACCCCGCCACCCCCGACCCGGAGGCACCGTGGGAAGCCCCCGAATGGGCACGCAAGAGCCAGGAGATCCGCGAGGACCCACCCCGATGGACCCGCTGGCGCCGCCGACGCCCCCAGCGCACCGACCCCGCCATCCCCGGGACCTTCTACATCCTGGTGTGCCTGGACTGCGGCGACGGGGAGACCCTCAGTCCCCTGGTGTTCGAGACCCCGGCCGAACGTGGCGGGTGGGCCGCCGCGCACACCAGGGGCACCGGCCACCAGCGGTGGATCATCAAGGACCAGCCCAGGACCCGCCGGGAGACATCATGACCGAGATCGTCCCCGAAGACATCGTCGAGCATGTCCGTGGCTACCCCGGACACCACTGGGACTACCGGGACCGCTGCGCCGACGTCGAGGCCGCACTAGCCGTGGCGCGGGAGAAGGTCGAGGAGTGGGACCGAGCCGCCGACCCGCACGGCTGGTGGCACGAACGTCCCCACTGGATCGCCCTGCACAACGAGGTCCTCCGCCTCCGCGCGTTTCAGCCCAGGACCCACCGGGACGGCGACCAGGACGGAAGGTAGGCCATGACCAACCTACGGCACGGCCGCGCCATCGAGATCGAGGTCTGGCAGGCCGACCACTTCGGCTGGTACGCCCGCGTCACCCACGGCGTCACCGCACTCGGGCTGCTGTGGGCGTTCACCAGACGCGGCGCCACCCGCAAGGCACAACGGCAGGCTGGCCGCATCCGACGCTCCGAAGGTCGCCCGGCTGCCAGCCAGACCATCACCGACCCCTGCAAGGGCCTCGTCTCCATGGACGTCGACCCGCCGCAGAGCAGCACGGCAACCGGGCCACCTGTGGACTACGACGGGTGATAAGTGAGCAGTACGCGACGGTAGGGGACCCTCCGTAATGTGGTTCACGTAACGAAAGACGACCGAAGTACCATTATCGGGAGTCGACCGGGGGAGTCTCGCCGCCCTGCTCGCGGGCCTTCTGGCACCGTTTCCACTCCCGGGCACGCGTCCGGCCACACTCCCGGCAGAACCACCGCCCGGACGCATCCACATCGTACGGATGGCCGCGCTTGCAGCGCGCGTCCTCGGGCGGCGCGGCACCGGCGGCGCGGCGGGTGGCGTGGAACTTGCGTTGCCGCTCACGGTTGCAGGTCTTGCAGTGCCGCTGCTCAGTCTTGGGATTGATGTACAGATTGCTCCCCGACAGCGGATGACCCCACTTGCAGTGGGTCTGCAACTCGCCCATCCGTTTCTGGTTGAGCGCGTGCGTCACCGCCTCCAAGTGGTACGGGTTCACGCAGTTGCGCACGCAGCACAGGTGGTCGAGCTCAAGCTGCGGCGGGATCGGCCCGATGAACGCGCGGTAGGCGAACCGGTGCGGTGAGTCCTTGTCGTTGTCGATCGTGGTCCGGTTCGCGTAGCCGTTCTGGTCGCACCGGCCGATCCACAGCCAGCACGGACCGAGGTCCGGGTGGTGCCTGGGGACGGGGCCGTTCTTATTGACCTTCTTCCAGAACCTGTCCGGAAGGTATAGAAATTCCACGCCCATGCCTCCTGGGGGTGTGGGCCGGGCCCCGGGCGACTGGCATCGCTGCGGGGCCACCTTGTACCGCTATTTTACCAGGTCAGAGGCCCTTTTACCGTGACCCGAACACGAGGACGAGGGCGAGCAGGATCGCCACGAACGTGCACCAGGCGATGACGCGGCCCCATTGCTCCTCGCCGGGTGGCAGGCGGCCGCTCATGGCGGACCCGTTCTCTCGCCAACAGCGTTGCCGGCCCGGTAGTCCTCCAGGATCGGGACCGCAGCGACAACCCCACCGATCGCCTCCGCCTGGCGGCGGGCGATGTTGCGGTCGTAGACGACGGCGAACAGGCCGCGATCATCCATGACGACGAGGTAGACGTTTTTAAGGACACTCATGGCTCGCCGACCTGGTCGAACTCGCCGTCTTTCATGCCCTCCAGGAACGCCTGCCACGACTGGGGGCGGACCCGCACGACGACGGTGGGGTCGTCGGTGTCGCGGATGAGGAACGCGCCGCCCTGCTTGGCGATCTGGACGCAGTTGCCATCCGAACAGGGGCCGTGCCAGGCGACCTGGACGCATTCGCCGTCGGGACAGTAGGTGGATTTGGTCCAGGCGACCTCGACGCAGCCGTTGCCGCCGCTCCGCGTGCTCTTGCGCCATACCAGGCACTCGGGGGTCATGGGAGGAACTCCTTCCGGAGCCGCGCGGCCGCGTTGGTGGCGACCACGGGCGAACTCGACGCGAGGGGGAGGCATCCGCTGAGCCAGGCCAGTAGTTCACTGCGGCGTTCGCGGTCGTGGTCGCGGGTCCACTGCTCGACCTCGACGATGGCGGCGTGTAGGTCGCCGATCGCGTCGAGGAGCTCCCGGTCGGTGGGCACCGCCGGCGCGGGGCGGGTCTGGGTCATCGGGAGGCTCCCTCCTTGTACTGCTCGTAGTCATCATCTGATGGCGCTGCTGGCGCGTGCTTGCCGCACTTCTGGCAGATGAGCGTCCGCGGGGGCGGCTCCCAGGGGTTCTTCACAGTCCAGTCGTGGTAATCGCCCGGTTCGACGCAGAGCCGCGCATATTCGGGCATCATTGCCCTCCGTTCCGTCGCGGGTCGTCGTCCTTCGGATTGGGAAGCTGCGCGAGCACCCACGCCGCCCGACCCTGGTAGCCGAGCCCGTAGACCTGCTCGAGTTGGATGGTGGACGACCAGCCGCCCATTCGGGCGATGGTCAGCAGGCTGTCTTCCCCCGCCTCCTGGAGCAGCGCCTGCGCCCAGGCGTGCCGCAGCGCGTGGGCGGACTCGTCGATCCCCAGGTCGTGGAGGAACCTGCTGATGAGCCGGGAGACGTAGGCGTGGCCGATCGGCCGGCCCGGGAACCGGCCGGGGAACAGCGGCCCGGTCGCGGCTAGGCCCGCCTCGTCGATCCAGCGGAGCAGCGCGGCGCGGACCTCCGGGTACAGGGGCAGCATGCGGCTGCGGCCGCCCTTGCCGTCGGCGACCAGGATGCTCCCCGGCATCCCCGGGTCGATGATCCGCTCACGGCCCCGCCGGCGGCGCCGCAGGTATCGTCGGGCTGGCCGGACCTCCGCGGGCCAGCCCAGGTCGATGTCCTCCACCCGCAGGGCGGCAATCTCCGCGGCGCGTAGCCCTTCGCCGTAACCGAGCCAGAGCATCAGGTACATGCGCGGGTCCGCCATGACGCCAACCTCGGGGGCGCCCCGCTCGGCGGCCAGCAGCGCCCGGCGCAGATCCCCGAGAGGGATCCCCCGGGCCCGGGGCCTGCCCGCCTTGGGCACGACGAAGCCGAGCAGCCGATCCGACGGCAGCCAGCCCTGCTGCGCGCAGGTCGTGTAGAACCCTCGGAGCACGGCCCCATAGCCGTGGCGGGTCCGATCCGACAACGGCCGCCCCCGCCGCCGCCCTGCGCGGGCCGGCTGGTCCAGGAAGGCCCGCGCGTCCGCCTTCGTGGCCTTGTCCCAGGTCTTGCCCCGCTTGGCGAGGAACGCCCAGAACCCCCACAGGGTCGTCCGATAGCCGGGGATGGTGCGGGGCCGTTTGCCCTGCTCTTTCAGCAGGGCCCGGTAGCGTTCCCACACGACCGCGCTGGACATGGCCGCGGCCAGGTCCGCCGGTGGGAGGACCGGGGTGGGATGGTGGCGGCTAGCCGCGACCAGCGCCACGGCCGCCACCAGGGTCGGAAACTGGGTGAACGCGGAACGAAGCAGCATCGTTGCTCCCCCGCCCCACCGGGCAGCGGGAGGACCGGCGGGGCTCGCATGCGGCGATGTTCACTATGGGGAGCGTCGCACATGCCGCCCCTATTACGGGGACAAGCCCTTTTACGGCGAGTGGGTGACCGGGAACTACCCGGGCGGGTGGGCCGGTCGTAGGCAATATGGGGGACATGGGGTCACGCCGCCCACCGCAGGGGTTCCGGCCGGCGGACGGGGCGGCGGGGTAGCAACCTCCGCCGCCGGTCACCACCCCGCCGCCGCTCTAACACCACCACGCAGGTCATCCGGCACCGCCGCTCTCAAGTTGCCGCAGGATCGCGCGGAGATCGCCCCAAGTCAGCCCCGTACGAAGCCGCGGAGCATAGAGGTTCGACGTGGCGGTGAGCGCCATTGCCCGGTCCGGTTCGTCGGTGAAGCTGGCGAGCGTGTGCCGGAGGTGGTCGACCGGATCATCGGATGCTGGCGGTGGCACCTCTGTGTAGGTGCGCCAGTCGGGGAAGGTCCGGGCGGTCATGCCGCACGACCCGCCAGGGCAGGCCGCCTCGTCAAACCATGCATGGTTTCAATCCCCGGGTCAGAAGAAGAAGCCGACGCCATCATCGCTTCGCGAAACCTCCGAAACTGCTCCAGGTCGTACCCCGGAGGTTCCACCCCCGCAATGTTGCACGCCACCAGCGGGTCCTCCCCGAGCGCCTTGGCGATCCGCGTCACCAGCTCCGTGTCGTAGTCCCGGCGCCGCCCAAGTCGCATGAGCCTGATTCCGGTCGCGTCGAACACGCGCCCGTCTGAGAGCTCTCCGATCCTGGCCGCGACTTTCGTCGGCCCGAGGCCCTTGTCCTTCATGGTCTCGTCGACCCAGCGGCCGAACTCGCGGGCTCCCATCCTGTCTCCTCTCGGTCACTCCCCCCGATTCCATCCTGTGAAGCCACGCGGCTAAGCATACACGGCTAGCCGCCAAGGTCAAGTGACAGTAGCCTTGACAGTATAGAACCGAGGGGCTAGCGTACAAGTCTCACGACGGCATAGGGTGCTGTTTTCCTGACAGGCACCAAGACAAGGAGACCAGGTTGGACGGCGAGCGACTCCTGCAATTGCGCATACGGGCCAGCCTCACCCAGGCCCAGCTCGCGCACAAGGCGGGGGTGAACACCATGCAGCCGTCCCGGATCGAGACGGGCCTCGTCAAGGACCCGAACCTGCCCACCCTCCAGGCCCTGGCCCGGGCACTTGAATGCACGCTGGACGACCTGCTTGCCCCAGCCGACCCGGAGCTATGGGAGCAACTCGGCAAGCCGGAACTGGCCGCCAAACTGCGGGAAGCCAGGGCAGCCTCATGACCCGCCCCCGCCTGCTTGACCTGTTCTGCGGCGCCGGCGGCGCGGCAATGGGCTACCACCGGGCCGGGTTCGAGGTCGTCGGCGTCGACATCAAGCCCCAGCCCCACTACCCGTTCGAGTTCCACCAGGCGGACGCGCTCACCTGGCCGCTGGACGGGTTCGACGCCATCCACGCCTCGCCGCCCTGCCAGGCGCACACGACGCTGCGCGTCATGCACAATGCGCGCAAGCACCCGGACCTGCTGCCCCCAACGCGGGCGCGACTGCGGGCTGCAGGCGTCCCCTACGTGATCGAGAACGTCCGCGGTGCACCGATGCCGAACGCCGTGATGCTCTGCGGAACCGTCTTCGGCCTCGGCGTCAAAGGCTACGACCGCGAACTGCGCCGCCACCGGCTGTTCGAGACGAACTTCCCGCTGCTGGTCCCACCCTGCCATCACGCCAAGGCGACCATCGGAATCTACGGCGACCATGCCAGGGACCGCCGCCGCACTCGCGGTGGCGAGTCGGGGGTGGACTTCCCGCGGCGCGAGCAACTCGCGCTTGGCAGGGAGGCGCTCGGCATGCCATGGGCCACCTGGAAGGAACTCTCCCAGGCCATTCCGCCCGCCTACACCGAATTCATCGGCAACCTGCTCCGTCAGCACCTCGCATCGGCGGTGGCCTCATGACCGGGCGGCCCTTCGTGCATGCCAACCGGGGGCTGAGTTGGCGATGGTTCATTCGCCGCTGGCACGCCGACCGCGAGTTCTACGCCTGGCAGGACCAGCGGGCCCACGCCGGCCTGACCGTCGGCATCGGCCCTTGGCGGGTCCAGGCTGCCGTCCTCGAGTGCAGGAGGGTGGCGTCATGACCTACCCGCCGGAGTGGACCGCCATCAACCTGGCCACCGCCAACCTCGCCAAGGCCGGCCAGGACCAGCGCACCGCCGAACGGTTCCTCGCCGACCTGGAACGGGAGGCCGAGGCGTCCCTGCGCCGCGACCCGGAACGGTGGATGTCCAAGCACATGGACTCCGGGTCCCTGGTTGTCCGCGCGGCCCTGCCGGCACGGCGGGAGGGGGTGAGCACGAAGGCACCCCGGTCCTAGAAGCGGGAACGCCGCCCACCCCGACAAGAGCGGCGGCGATCCCAAGGTCTCCCGAGGGGGAGCATATGTCCAATTCCATGCAAGAGCAAGAGGGTCGCAACAGCGGCCAGGTCGACCTCGACGAGGTCCAGCGGCGGGTCAGCGTCCTCGACCACGATCTCACCAACTGCGACCACAGTGCCATCAAGGCAGCCGCCACCATGATCGCCGGCTGGTACGTCGAGGACTGCGATCGGATGGCCGCCGAACTGCGCGCCGCCCGCGAGGAACTCCGCAGTGCCGATGAGCGCCTCGGCCTCCACCACGCGCTCATCAAGGGCGCGACCGGGAAGACCTGCACGATCTGCGCCCACGAGCAGGCATGGGAAGACCAGGCCGTAGGGGGTGGGGTGTCGTGACCGCGATCCATGACGACCCGGGCGCGCACCTGGCCACCATCCGCACCCTCAAGGCGCAGAACGCCGCCCAGCGCGACCTCATCGCCCGCCTCGTCGAGGAAGGCGCGGCGCTCGCAGACAACGACCTGACCGCTGAAGTCATGGACATCATCGGGGAGGCCCCGTGACCGCCAATCTGCGGCGTGAACCAGTCGACCTGGACGCCGTCCTCCGCCACACCTACATCGCGGCTGCAGACGCCGAGACCGTGCGGGCCATGGCCGTCGAACTCCAGGCCGCCCGCCAGTTCGTCAAGGGCGAGATCGACGCTGGCGTCCACGCGCCAAATCCCGACAGCGGCTGCGCCTCCTGCCGGAACCTCGCCGCCTATTTGGAGGCCGCAGGAGGTGCCCCATGACCGAACGGATGCGCGTCAAAGGACGGTTCGCCACCCGCGCCCAAATCGAAGCCGAGCACCTGCGCCAGGCGGACATCGACTTCCTCGACAGCCTCTTCGCCGACGAAGTATTCACCCCGCCCCCCGACCCACCCGACGACACCGCCCCGCCCACCACGGCCGAACTGGAGCAGGTCCAGCCCATGACCGAGGTCGCCCTCGAGCTCGGCCGCCTCCACGTCGCAGCCAAGGCCAACCTGAACGACGCGGCGCGGCTGCAGGGCCTGGCGGCGCATGCGCGGTCGGTGCTCGCCTCGGTCGGGATGTGGCCACCACCCGGGCGGCCGGACTGGCAGCAGCGGGAGGTGCGCTGATGCAGCACCTGGTTTGGGCATGGCAACACGGCGACCGTTTCCGCCTGCTCCGCCGCATCCTCGCCTTCGCCATCCCCATGGCCATCGTCGCCGCCATCTTGAACGCCTTGATGACCCACTGGCGGTACGCGCTGGTCAGCCTCGTCGTCGCCTTCGCCGCCAACTCTGACCTGGAAGGCCAGTACTGGCGGGACAAGGCCACCGTGTTGGCCGTCGAGGTCCACGCCCTCCAGCGCGACCTGGACCAGCGCGACCAGCGGCCGAGGGGGGTGGACTTGTCATGACCCGCGATCAGTGGATCACCTCCCGGGCGGCCGCCGAGATCCTCGGCCTGCATCCCCGCAGCCTCCAGCGCATGGACGACCAGCTCCACGCCCAGGGGGTCCGCACCCAACGCACCCTCGGGGGGCACCGCCGCTACTACGCAGACGACCTCCGGGCGCTCACCGAGCGGCTCACCACCCCCGCCACCCAGGGCCCGTCGGACCCGACCCGGACCAGGGTCCGCGACCACGGCAAGTTCGGCCCGGGGGTGCGCCGATGAGCGGCACCCTCATCGCCCCCCCACCCCACCTGGCCATCCTCACCACCGCCGAGGCCGCCCACGCGCTCGGCGTGCGCCAGCGCACCGTCGTCGCCTATCTCCACGACGGCAAGCTGGCCGGCTGGCGCACCCCCGGCGGGGAATGGCGCTGCAACCGCGCCGACTTGGTCCGCCTCGCCTGCCGCCTCCACCTCGACTGGGCCGTCGCCGAGTTCGACGCCCTCACCGCCGGGATGCACCCGGACCTGCCGTCCGCTGAGCCGCCCGAGCCGCCGTACTATTCGCTGCGCCGCCGCCAGGGGGTGCGCGGGTGATCCCCATCACCGTCGCCGTGCCCCAGGCCCAGGCCGCCCCGGGTCCCCTGGAGGTCGCACTGCGCCGCCTCGACATGGCCACGCTGCGGATCGGCCTGGTCGCCGTCGCCATCGGCCGCGACCCCCGCTACACGGTCCAGCTCGCCGACCTCCACGACGTCATCGGCGACCACACCGCCATCCAGGCTGCCATCCAAGGGCTGCGCGGTGTCAAGGCCGAGGGGGTGCGCTGATGGTGGACATCCGCCTCATCGGCGACCACAGCGAGGTCCTGTGGTGGACCGAGTTCATCCGCGCGATCTCCAGCGGCGTCCGCAACATCGGACCTATCCGCCCCGGCGGAACCGCACAGATCCGCATCTACATCAGCGGCGTGGAACTCCCCGCCATCGCCAAGGGGGTGCGCTGATGGACCCCACCATGCGCCAGCAGGTCCGCGCCGTCCTCCAGCGGGGCCTTGAGCGGGTCCGCATCCACTGGGGTAAAGGGGCGAACGGCCCCGTCCCTCCCGGCACGGTCTGCGCCAGCATGGCCATCTGGATTGCGCCTTCAACCGGCACGCCTGATCCAGACCACGCCAGCCCAGCAGTCATGCAGGCCGATCACATCCTCCGCAACCTCATCCAGCCAGCAGATCCCACGGCACGCCGTGTTCACCTCACTTCCTGGAACGACCGGCAGACCTCCAACGCCCCCGTCGTCGCCCTGTACGAGCGGGCCATCGCCGCCCTCGATGCCGAGGAGGCGAGCGGCTGATGGACGACTACACCGGACCCTACGTGCGCACCCAGGGCGGCCACGCCGTCCACAAGCCGGGCTGTCAGACCCTGCGTCGCAACGCCCGGCCCGAGCCGTGGCCACAGGTCGACGGCAAGACCCCCGAGCAGATCCGCGAGATCCTCGCGGAAGTGGGAGTCGCCTACCGCTGGTGCCGGTACTGCTTCGGCGGCATGCGAGGAGGGTCCTGATGCCCGCCGCCCTCCTCCTCATCCTCGCCGGCGCCATCCTCGTCACCGCCGTCGCCTACGCCCTCGGCTGGTGGGTCCGCGCCACCGACGCCGAGGAGCACCTCAAGGACGTGCGGACCGTCCACAAGCGCGAACTCGCCGAGGCCGCCGAACGCGGGTTCAAGCGGGGCCGGTGGCAGGGCTGGCACGAGGCCCACGCCTGCGACACCGGCTGCCTGGACCGCATCCTCGGCCCGGTCGCCAAGACCACCAGCAATTCCCCGGAGATGAACTGATGACGTACGGGACCTGCGACCACTGCGCGCGGCTCCGCCCGCTCCAGGACGACGGGCGCCTGGCCATCCACTACCTGCGCCGCAAGCAGGCCGGCCGGGACCGCCGCCAGCGGTGCAAGGGCAGCCGCCGCCTTCCCCGACAGGAGCAACCATGACCGAGCTTGAGCATCTCATCTGCTGCGACCTCCACAGCACGACCTGTGAGCCGCCAAGCGAACTGTGCTGCGAATACTGCACCGAGACCGACCATCCGCAGCATTCCCAACGCGGCCCCTGCGTCCTGTCCGGGGAGTTCCAACGCATCCTCGCCCGCACGAAGGCCCCGAGTTGGGTCGGCCATTTCGGTGCCAACATCCCGGAGATGAACTAATGAGCGAAATTGCCCTCCGCCAGTACGACGGCAACATCATCCAATTCGACCCCGTCACCGGCCCACGCAGGGAACTCCTCAAGCGCACCATCTGCAAGGACCTAACCGACAACGAGTTCGACCTCTTCGTCGCCGTCTGCAACCGCCGCAGGCTCGACCCGTTCGTCAAGCAAATCCACGCCGTCAAACGCCGCCAGTGGAACAGCAAACTCAACGATTACGAAGAGGTCATGGTCATCCAGACCGGCATCGACGGGTTCCGCCTGGTCGCCGAACGCACCCACGAACGCGACGGCACCGACGGGCCCTGGTGGTGCGACGACTCCGGGCAGTGGCGCGACGTGTGGCTCGCCGACGCCCACCCGTCCGCCGCGAAGGTCATCGCCTTCCGCAAGGGCCATGCTCGCGGCTATGTCGGCATCGCCCACTGGGGCGAATACGTCCAGACGTTCAAGGACAAGAAGGGCAACCTGCGGCCGACGCAGATGTGGGAGACCATGCCCGCCGGCCAGCTCGCCAAGTGTGCCGAGGCGCTGGCATGGCGCAAGGCGTTCCCCGAGGAACTCGCCGGGATCTACACCGACGACGAGATGGGCCAAGCCGTCAACGATTCCCCCGGACCAGCCGCGGCGGTTCCGGCTGGTCCGGGGGACGCCAACCTGCCCACCCTCGAACAGATTCATGGCCTCAAGAACCCCGGCCAAGCCCGCAGCCTCTACCTGAGGTCCACCCCTGAATTCCAGGAAGCCTGCAAGGACGTCGTGTGGCGCGCCAATGGCGACTGGGACCACCACTTCAAGCGCGGCGCACTCGACGAATGGCGAGAACTGTTCACCGAAGCAGTCCAGTGGTCCACGGCGGTCGGCGGTACCCCCGGCCCCGCCGCCGTGGACACCACCACCCCAGGGGCGGCTCCCCCCGCCCCTGGGGCCCCGAAGTCCGGGGGGACCGAAGCCAGCACGGGGAAGGCTGGCCAGGTCCCCCCGGACACCCTGCTCGGGAACGGTGAGGGCGATGGCTGAGCACCCCTGCCCCAAGTACGGGTGCGACCGGTTGGTTCCAGCAAGCAAGCTGGCCTGCCCGGAACACTGGGCGCTCGTCAGCAAGCCAACACAGCAGCGCGTCCACCAGACCTGGAAAGCACGCAAGCAACTCCGGACGATCGAGGCCATGCGGGCCCACCACCGCGCCATCACTGCGGCGGAACTGGAGATGAACAGCGCTGTCGGGGACGGTGGGGGCGGATGAGCGACCGCGACCCGTTCCTCGTCACCGAGCCCATCCCCGCCGACGACCACGCCGGCATCCTCCGCAAGGCCGCCCGGATCCTCCCCCTCCAGGCCGTCATCGTGGAGGCGATGATCGCGGGTGCCGACGCCCTCGACCAGGTCGCCGACCTCCGCAAGGCCGCCGCGGCACTGCACGCCGCAGCCGACCGGGTCGTCGTCGGCAGCAACGCGACCCTCCAGGCCGCCCTCGACCGGGTCGCCGCCCTCCTGGAACCCAACACCGGGACCGGGAAGGCCGCAGGTACCGCCATCTGCCAATGCGGGCACCCTGAGCGTGCCCACCTACCCACCGCGCCCCGTTTCTGTCGCGTCTGCGGTTTCACCACCCAAGGCGCACTGACCGGAATGTGCATGGGCTGGCGGACCGGGCCCAGCGAAGGGGGCGGGCCGTGACCGAGCGGCGCGAGTGCCCCACCTGCGGCCGGCAGGTCGCCTTCCGCACCATCCGCGAACCCCGCGTCAACCGCGGCCACCCCATCCCCCCACTCCGCGTCCCCGTCCCTCACCGCAGCCTCCAGCCGGACGGCACCCTCGGCCCACCCTGCCAACCAGGCAAGCCGACCCAGCCCAGCCTCCCCGACGTCGGCCAGCGACCCGAAGGACGCGGCGACCAGGCCGTCCAGGTCAAAAAGGGCGTGCTCTGATGGTCGGGCAGGCCATCGTCATCCGCGGCGACGCCCTCCACATCCCACTCCGGGACGAAACCGTCGACCTCGTCGTCACGTCACCCGGGTATTTCGCGCTCCGCGACTACCAGACAGCACACAAAAACGAGGTCGGCTCCGAGGCCACCCCGGCGGCCTATCTTGAGTCGCTGTGGGCGGTCACCAGAGAGCTAAAGCGGGTATTGAAGCCGGGCGGGGTCATCTGGATTAACTTGGGCGACAAGTTTGGCCGTCGAGGCGCAGACAAGCGGCAGAGCTTTATGCCCGAGCGTGAACGCGGCGCTCCTCGCTACACCAACACCGACGGAGATAGCCAACAGAAGTCCCTGATTGGCCTGCCGTGGCGGTATGCCATCGGCTGCATCGACCAGCTCGGCCTCATCCTCCGCCGCGACCTCATCTGGCACAAGCCCTCGGCCTTGCCCGAGAGCGTGACCGACCGGCCAAGATCGTCGCATGAGTATTGGTTCATGCTGACGAAGCAGCCCCGGTATTACTCGGCCATTGACGAACTCCGCGAGGACTACCTGCCGCGTCCCAAGGGTGGTGCCAGAGGCGATAGTAACGGCCATAATCACAGGCGCGGCACGGCCGACGGCATGGAAAACATGGACTGGCTCGGGAAGTGGGAGCCCAACCCGTTGGGGAAGCTGCCCGGGTCGGTCTGGTCCATCCCCAGCGAGCCCCTCCGCCTCCCGCCCTGGATCGACACCCAGCATTACGCCTGCGTCGACTCCGAGACCGAGATCCTCACCCGCTGCGGCTGGCTCCGGCACGACCAACTCGAACTCGGCCAGGAGGTCGCCGGCTACAACCTCGACACCGGCACCGCCGAGTGGACCCGCCTCCACGGCCTGTTCGCCTACCACCACGACGGGGAGATGGTAGCGGTCGACAAGCGCGACCTGTCCATGCGTCTCACGACCAACCACCGCACTATCGTCCACAAGCGGCGGTGGCAGGATGCCCAGATCGGGTCGATGGAAGTCATCACCGCCGACCAACTCGGCCCGCAGCACTTCATCCCCCGCTCGGCGGAATGGGCACCTGACACGCAAGCCAAGACCATCGGGCCCGACCTCGCCGCGCTCTGCGGCTGGGTTGCCGCCGAAGGCTGGTACCACGGCTATGGCGTCTATCTAAGTCAGTCGCTCACCGCCAACCCCGAGAAAGTCGCAGCGATCGATGCGCTCCTCAGCCGCCTGCACTACACGCCGGTCGCCCAGGGGGAACGCTGGCGACGCCTGCTTGAGATCCGGCGGACAGAGCGGCATCGGACATGGAAGGGCCGGCCGTGGATTGAGGTTCAGTGGCGACTGCCGCTTGGCGTAGGTCAGTTCATCCGCCGCCTCATGCCGGAAAAGTTGCTGACTGCCGAACTTGCCAACCTCACCGAGGGTGATGCGCGGGCGCTCCTGGATGCGTTCATCGATGCTGACGGGCACCGTCGGCCCGATGGCCGGATCGGCATCTACCAGAAGGACCGCCGCAACCTCGACTGGCTCCAGATGATCGCCGTCCGCCTCGGCTACAAGACCACACTCCGATGCGGCGCAGATAAGTGGTATCTCCACCTCACTAAGGGCGGTCGACCGATTACCCTGCGAAGCACGAACGGGGTTCATGCGCCGATCCCGCGCGAACACTATCAAGGCATCGTCTGGTGCCCGCAGACCGGCACGGGCACGTTCATCGCCCGTCGCAATGGCTCGGTGTTCATCACGGGCAACAGTTTTCCCACCGAATGGCCCCGCAGATTGATCCTCGGCTTCACACCAAACGGCATCTGCACCGTGTGCGGCACCGAACGAGTTCCCGTCGTCGACCGCACGCCGATGGTCTGGCGCCAGTCGCCAACCATTGAGGGCCGGACGCAGCCGAACGGGCACCTACGGCCGGCGTCGGGGACGATGCTGGAGCCGGCCACGGCGACGATCTTGGGGTATGCGTGCCAATGCACCCCCCACACAAACCACCCAGGGACCGGCGAACCCAGCGGCGAAGACAGCCGCTACGGCGACGCAATCATGAACGGCAAACGCCCACAGAACTTCGACAGCTCATGGGGGCCAACCGAGACACGCGGGCTCAGCAACCGCCCGAAGGTCGGCCCCTGGCGGGAGTACCACCTGGCCGGATGGACCCCACCACCCACCAGGCCCGCCATCGTCCTGGATTGCTTCGGCGGGACGGGGACCACCGCGGCGGTCGCAAAGGCCCTCGGCCGGATTGGGATCTCCATCGACCTGAGCGAGCCGTATTCGCGGCTGGCCACCGACCGGACCCTGCAGGCGCAGCGGGCCGCGAAGGTCCTCGGCCGGCGCAACCAGGAACTGCAGGGGGTGCTGGCATGGTGACCGGCAACGGGGTGCCCTTCCGCGACCACGCCGAAGCCATCAACGGCCTCGTCGTCGCCCACCCCACGAGTCCCAGCGCCGACCAGCTCGAACGGATGCCCGGCGCGTGGTTCCACGCCGCCATCGACGCCCTTGAGGCCTCCACCGTGCCGGCGTCGTACTGGCGCAAGGTCAGAGCAGGACGCAACGGCAACCCATCCACCATCGCCCCACCGGTCCCGTAGGAGCCGCCATGGCCAAGTTCCGGCAGATGTCGCCGAAATACTGGCAGGACCCCAAGGTCCGCCGATGGCCCGACCATCAGAAGCTCCTCGGCGCCTACCTCCTCACCAGTCCCCACCGGACCAGCGAGGGGCTGTTCTGGCTCCCCCACGGCTACGTCGCCCAAGACCTCGGATGGAGTATCGAAAGGGTATCCGAGGGGTATTCGGGGTTGGCGGAGGCCGGATTCTGCGCCTACGACGACACCAGCGAAACGGTTTTGCTCTACAAGGCCCTCAAGTACGAGGCGCCCGTCGGGGAGAAGCAGATGGCCGGCGCCATCGCCCGGCTCGCCGACATGCCGCCCTCGCCGCTATTTGCGCTGCTCAGAGACGCCGCCGAGCAGTACGCACCCGCGTTCGGCAAGGCCCTCGACGCGGCCGTTGCCAGTGGTGCACTCGCCCACCACCAATACCCCTCCGATACCCCTCCCGAGGGGGATCCAAGGGGAATCCCCTCGCGCGCGCGCGATAGAACGAACTCGAACTCGAACCCTATTCCGGAGGCTTCGCCTCCGGCACCCTCTCGCGCTTCGCGCTCGGGACGCGCCTCCACCGCCCTTGTCGTCGTTGCCGACCCCACCCCCGAACCGAACCCACCCGACCCGCTAGAACCCCCGGAGACCGCACAGACCGTCCTGGCCGCCTACATCGACTGGCGACACGAACAAGGCATCAACGGCTTCGATCCCCGCACCAAAGGCCAGCTCGCCAAGCACCTCCGAGGCGCGTTCGACGCCGGCCACCCACCCGACGCCATCAAGCTCGGCCTGCTGAACTGGCACTACGGCGAACAGCACCCCGCCACCCTGCCCAGCTTCATCGACGCGGCCGCCCGCGGCGGCGGGAACCGCGCGAGTCCCACCAAGGCAGCGCGGCAGATGCATGCAACCGACCAAGCACTCCAGCGATGGGCAGAGGAGGTGGACGCAGATGGACAAACCCGAGTGGCGCAAGATCGTCGGCAAGCTCAACGCATCATGGCCCGACCAGCAGATCAGCCCTGAAACCGCCGCCGAGTGGTACGACGAGCTCGCCCACCTCGACCCGGGCGACATCTGGCTCGCCATCCGTCGGCTCCGCACCGAGCAGCGCTGGCGGCCACTCCTCGCCGAGATCCTCGCCGCCTGCAAGGTCCAGCGCCAGGAGATCGCCGAACAGGTCCGCCACCTGGAACTTGAGGCGACCGGCCGGATCCGCGGCACGCCGATGCCGCCGGAGACCCGGCAGGCGATGGAGATCCTGCGGGAGACCCTGCGGCCGGAAACCACCCGGGAGCAGAAGGCCGAGGCGCGGCAGATGCTCGACGCACTGGCGGCACAACTCGCCCGACGCTGCCCAGTTCCCGACGACGACGATGAGCCGATCTACGCCTGACCTGCCGACCCCGAGGAGACCCATGCTCCACAACCGACTGGACTACCAGAACATCCAAGACCCCGACGGAAGGTTCCGCGACGACGAACCGGTGTTCCTGCTCCGCGCACGCTGCCCCATCGCGGCAACGACGGTCGCGGCGTGGGCGCGGCAACGACGGTCGCGGCGTGGGCCGACTTCGCCGAGGAGAACGGCTTCCACCCGGAGTACGTCGCCAGTGCGCGGCGCTGGGCGAAGGTCATGCAGGCGTGGAACGACGAGCATGGCCGGAAGACGCCGAAGACTGTCCTGCCGCCGATGCGTGTGTGACTGACCCGAGGAGACCCCATGCCCCTGCCCGTGCGTCGCCTGCTCGCGTGGCTGCTGTCCCTGGCCGGTCCGACCCGGCGGACTTGGCGTCGCCTCGTCGGTGGAGTCGGTGGGACGTGAGCCATCCCCAGCCCGAGGAGACCACCCATGCCCGACCCTGACCATCCGCTCGCCGCCCTTGCCGGCGCCGTCTCGTTGCTGGCCGAAACGGTCCACGCCCAGGCCCACCCAGGCTGCGCGAGCCGAGATGTTTCCCCCGCCGAGTGCGAGAGTGGCAATGGCACGTTCCGGCTCATTGCCGATCAGGTGGCGGACGCGGTCAATCCCATGCTGTTCGCCCGCCGACTAGCTCGGCTGCAGCGACTTGTCGGCCGTCTGGAAGGATCGCCCCATGCCTGACCTGCCGCCGTCGGCGTTCGCCAACGCCCAACCCTGCCCCCTCTGCCACCGCCGGTGGATCGACCCCACCCGGGAGCATCCGGTCACCCACTGCGGTGCCTGCGCCGCCAATCCACCACGGGAGGTCCGGTGAGCGGCAACTGCCCCTACGACGGGGCCCAGCTCGACGGCGCTAGCGTCTGTCCAATCTGTCAGCGAGTCTTTCGGCCGCCCGTCGACCTGTGGGACGCCTGGTTCACTGACGCCCCACCCGCCGAGGAGGCCCGGTGACCCTCCGCCCCGGCCGTGAGGAACTGGCCGGCTACCTCCGCAGCCGCTCGACCTGGCGGATGCAGGGCAAGGACGTCCGCGTCAACGACGTCGACCTGGACCGGCTCAAGGAGGCGGCGGACGAGCTGCTGCGCTGTCCGCACGAGGGGTGCGCGTACTGCTTCACCGCCGAGAAGGAGGCCGGGTGAGTCCACGGCCCACCGTCGACCACCTCGCCCGGACCCTCCAGGTCGTGGAGGCCCTCGCCTACCAGCCCGACACCGAACGGGACTACCACCTCGCCGCCCGCCTGCTGTGGACCCTGGAGGCACGCCACGCCGAACTCGACGAAGCCATCCGCGGCGCCGCCTACGGCCCCGGCGCCAGCGAGGTCCACGTCCTCGGCGGTTCGAGCACCGGCCTCGACGCCCGCTTGCAGGACCCCCTCGTCCGCGAGCTCCGCCGCCTTGCCAAGCCCTGGCGGTTCGAACTTGAGCAGTTGCTCACCGGGACCACCTGCACCGCATGCGGCACTAGGTTCCGCGCGGGCCTGGAGGTCGACCTGGAACGCGCGTTTGAGCGGGCATCCGAGACCGGGTCGAGGAGGGTGGCACAGGCATGAGGTTCGACGGCAAGACCGGCAAACCACTCGTGCATCTCACGTCCGAGGAACTGCGCGTGCACATACAGGCCACACTCGCCGACAACCGACGGTGGCTCCGAGCGCAGCAACAGTCCGTCCGCCGCCTTCTGCCACGGAGAACGCGTGCCCGCCTGTGGCTGACCAAAGGCATCGACCGTGCTGCTGGTTGGCTAATCGACCACGGCCATGACCGGCTGGCCATCCTGTTCTGGCGGGTGTTCAGGCTCTGGTGAGTCGAGGGGGTGATCTGGTGTTGGAGTCGCAGCGGACTTACGGCGTGTATATGCGCCACGACCGCTCGGCCGTCAATGGCCAACCAATCCGGACCCGCACCAGCGGTGTCCGGATTGAGCCGATTCCGAGCAGCATCATGCTGCCTACCTGCAACACTTGCATCGGCGGGTTAGAATCTGCCTATCTCAGAACTATGCCCCTGCGACGCCCCGTGTCCAGGGGCATTCGCATACCCCGGGAGGAACCATGACCCGTGCCCGCCGTGCCCTCATCTCCCTCACCGCCGCCGCCATCCTCACCCTCGGCCTCGCCGGCAGCGCCCTCGCCGACGCCCCCGTCGGCAACTCCGGCCACTCCAGCAACGGCTCGACCCAGTGCCAGAACGACGGGCAGACCAACCCCAACTGCCCACCCTTCGGCAGCAAGTAGGTCCATGCCCCATGAGCGCCGCTGATGAGTTCGACCGCACCGCAGCACAGGTCGACCTGACCCTCTGGGAAGCCGAACTCTACTTCGGTGAGCGCGACCCGCTTGAGGTGCTCCGCGAGTTCATCAAGCGGGTCAAGGAATGGCCAGACTGATGCCCCGGTGGGTGCGGTGGGTCCTCGTCGCCGTGGCGTTCGGGCTGCTGTGGCTGTCACCCATCGGCCACTGGATGAGCGGCCAATGACCACACCCACCACCACCCAGCGGGGCCTCGGCGCAGACCACCAGACCCACCGTCGCCACAAGCTCGCCATCCTCGTCGATGGCACACCCTGCCGACGCTGCGACCAGCCCCGCTACCACCCCGAACGCTGCCCCCACCACCCACTCCACCCCACCACCTGCCCGCAGCGCGCCCACCACCGCAAAGGCCACGCCTGCCCCCTGTGCATGTGCGACCTGTGCGTGCTGGACCTCGGCCACTGGACCGACCGGGTCTTCGGCGGCCAGGGCCCCCGCGAGCTCGAGCACCGCTGGTGCAACCGCAGCGCCGGCGCCAAGCTCGGCAACACCCTCCGCGCACGTAGGCAGCATTCACGCAGGTGGTGAGCAGGCGCTCAACTCGCCGTCGCAACAGCGACACTGATGACTCCCAGCCGCATCAGTCATTTCTCTCTCTGGTGCCCCGCGCGTGAACGGAGGCTGCTCATGAGTGGTCCTGTCGAGCGGGCGGTGCGGCGTGACCTGCGGCGGCTGGACAAGGACGCGCGGGGTGGGGCGCTGGCGGCGTCGGCGGTGGAACTGGCCCGGCTGCTGGATCTGCCGATCGACAGTGTGGGTGATGGGAAGTTCGCGGTGGAGACGATCGACAAGCGGTTGGGGTCGGCGGCGTCAGCGGCGCGGGAGTTGCGGACGACGATGCTGGAACTGCTCAAGGACGTGAAGCCGGAGGCGAGGGACGGGATCGATGAGCTCCGTGCTCGACGCGCCACCCGTGAGGCTGCTGGGTAGCCAGACTCCACGCCTGCTCTCTCTGCCGCCGTATGAGCCGGGCGACTCGACAGCGCTGGGCGACGACGCGATCGAACTGGCGGCGCTGGCCAGCCTCGACCTGGATCCATGGCAGCAGTTCATCCTGCGGCACAGCCTGCGCCGGCGCCGCAATGGGAAGTGGGCGGCGTTCGAGGTCGGCGGCGTTCTTCCTCGGCAGAACGGCAAGGGTGCGGTGCTGGAGGCCCGGGAACTGGCCGGGCTGTTCCTGCTGGATGAGCAGTTGTTGTTGCATTCGGCGCATGAGTTCAAGACGGCGCGGGAGGCGTTCCGGCGAATCCAGCGGCTGATTCAGGGCACCCGCGATTTCGACCGTCGTGTGAAGCGGATGTATACCGCCAACGGCAACGAGATGATCGAGCTCAAGAGCGGGCAGCGGTTGCAGTTTGTGGCCCGTTCTGCCGGGTCTGGCCGTGGGTTCTCGGGGGATTTCATCGGTCTGGATGAGGCGCAGCACCTGAGTGATGAGCCGATGGCGGCGCTGCTGCCGACGTTGAGCGCGCGGCCGAATCCGCAGGTGTGGTACATGGGCACGGCGGGGACGGAGGTCAGCATCCAGTTGGGGCGGGTGCGGGAGCGTGGCTGCAGGGGCAACGACCCGTCGTTGTTCTTCGCCGAGTGGTCGGTGGATGAGGAGGACTACGCCGCGGCGGATCCTGGGGCGGTGGCGCTGGCGAACCCGAGCCTTGGGATCAGGATCAGCCTGGACTACGTCAACCAGGAGCGGGCGGCGTTGTCGCCGGAGGCGTTCGCGCGGGAGCGGCTGGGGGTTGGGAACTGGCCGACGGACCTGACTGACGCTTGGCAGGTCGTCTCACGGCGGGCGTGGGACGCGCTGGCGGACAACGACTCCGAGCTCGAGGACCCGGTGGCGTTCGCCGTCGGGGTGCGACCGGACGAGCGGTCGGCGTCGATCGCGGTTGCTGGCAGACGCGGCGACGGGCGGCTGTTCGTGGAGGTGGTGGAGCACCGCCCGGGAACCAGCTGGGTGACCCAGCGGATGGGCGAGTTGGACGACCAGTGGTCGCCGTGTGCGATCGTCGTGGATGTGGGCGGGCCCGCGGGGAGTCTGGTGTCGGACCTGGAGAACGCGGGCCTGCGGGTCGTGGCGCCGCAGGTGCGGCAGGTTTCGGATGCGGCGGAGCAGTTCTACGACCTGGTCATGGATTCCAAGTCGCTGCGGCACCTTGGGGATGTGACCTCGCAGCGGCCGTTGCGGCAGGCGCTGGGCGCGGCGACCAAGCGGCCGTTGCGGGACAAGTGGACGTGGGAGCGGCGGCATCCGACGGTGGACATGAGCCCGTTGGAGGCGGTCACGCTGGCGGCGTGGGGCTATGGGGCCTACGGGACGGAGCTGGGCCCGGATGACATTGTGGTCCGGGCGGTCTAGCGGGAGGTGTATGGGATGGCGACGGGACCCAGGCAGGACCGGATCGGGAACGGCCCGACGGGTGGTGAGCAGCAGTCGGCCCGTCCGGGGCCGGACTTCACCGCGCAGATCGCGGGGGCCAAGCGTGGCGCGGAGCGGGCGCAGGGTTCCCGGAAGTCGCAGGGGACGTTTGGTTCGCCGAAGGGGTCGTCGACGGGGATGAGCATGGACAGGACCCGCTGATGGCGCTCACGACGGACCAGAGCGCGCCGGGGCTGGCGGAGACGGCCCGGCAGGCAGCGTCCGCGCGGTCGCAGGCGGAGGTGCAGAGTGCGGCGCGGCAGCGGCAGGCCGCGTCGTTCCAGCGGGAGAACGGCGCCGGTGCGCGCAACCACACCGACGTGACGGCCGGGCAGAAGACGGGAGGCTAGTCGTGGCCACGCTGAGTTCTAAGGGGCGCAAGGCGCTCCCGAAGAAGTCGTTTGCGCTGCCCGGCAAGCGCTACCCGATCAACGACGAGGCGCACGCCAAGAACGCGCTGGCCCGGGTGGCGCAGCACGGCACGCCCGCCGAGAAGGCCAAGGTGAAGGCCGCCGTGCGGAAGAAGTACCCGAACATTGCGGTTGCGGGGAAGAAACCCGGCAAGGGCAAGTAGTCCCGTGACCGTGTCATCCATCGACTTCGGAATCGCGCGGCGACGGTTCGCCGACCTGCTCCTGCCGCTGCTCGCCCTCGCCGGCAGCCGTGCTCGCACGCCGACCTTCCAGGTCCTCGTGGCGGTCGGTGGGATGTTGGGTGGGGCGGCGATCCTGGGGCGGGTGGCGTTGGGGCTGATGTTGATCTTCGGGTCGCTGCTGGTCGGGGTGGACGGTCTGTTGCGGCAGGCCCCCGAGCGGGATGCGGTGTTGCCGGAGCCGATCGAACGGTGGCGGAGGGCGAGGTGACCGGGGAGGAGTAGGCGCGTAGCGGCGCCTCGTTCTTAAGCCGCGGCCAAGCTCAAGCCCTCCGGACCCCCGGCGGGGCGACCCGGCGGGACTGGCTTGCCTTTGCCCGCACCGTTTAGGGACCTGCCCTAGTACCCGGCTGCGGCCTCCTCCCCGACCTGGGTGTCAGCCGGACGCATTTAAGCCTAGCCGACAGCCAACGGGACTCCGCTGCGCAAGCGGCGTCCCTCGCCTCTGAGGGTTCATGGGATCCCCTTCTGAACTCCCATCGGCTGAGACAAGTCTATCCGAGGTGCTTTCGTGCGACTGCTGGACCGGCTCGCCGACCGCTACTCGCTGCGGCAGGGCTACTGGGAGGGCATGGCCTCCGGCGCGGCCGTCTACCAGTCCACCTGGGGCGACCCCAACCGCGAGAAGGCCATCGCCAACCTCGTCAGCGCCGCGCAGGACGCCTACGCCTCCAACGGGATCGTCTTCGCGTGCATCCTGGTCCGCCTCGCCCTGTTCTCCGAAGCCCGCTTCCAGCTGCAGTCCCTGGTCGACAAGCGCCTCTACGGCACGCCGGACCTTGCGGTCCTCGAGCATCCCTGGCCGGGCTGCACCACCGGCGAGCTGCTTGCCAGGATGGAGCAGGACGTGTCGCTGGCGGGGAACGCCTACGTCTGGAAGGCCGCCCCGGACCGGCTCGTCCGGGTGCCGCCCGACCAGATCACCATCATCTCCGAGGAGACCCACGGGCCGGCCGGGCACTGGCGGGAGGTCGTCGGCTACGACTGGGACCCCTCCCCGATCCAGGCGGTCGCGCCGGGGCAGGACGATCGGTCCGAGCAGGCGCAGATCCTCCCCGTGGACGAGGTCGCCCACTTCACCCCCTACCCGGACCCCAAGGCGAACTTCCGCGGCATGTCGTGGGTGTCGCCGATCCTGCGGGAGATCACCGCCGACTCGGCGATGACCAACTACAAGCTGTCCTACCTGGAGCATGCGGCGACGCCGAACATGCTGGTGCGCTACCAGCAGCGGCTGCGGCCGGACACGGTCGACGCGATCGTGGAGCGGATGGAGGCCAAGTACGCCGCCGGGAACGCCTTCCGCACCCTCGTGCTCGACCAGGGCGCCGACGCCGACGTGGTGGGCAACACCCTGGAGCAGTTGAACTACGCGACGGTGCAGGGTGCCGGCGCGGACCGGATCTGCGCCGACTCCGGTGTCGACCCGGTCCTGATCGGCCTACGGCCTGGTGGCGCGGCGGTCGTCTACGAGCAGGCGATGCGTCGCCTGGGTGACGTGACCCTGCGGCCCCTGTGGCGGGGGGTGTGCGCGGCGCTGCAGAAGCTGGTCCCCAACATCCCGCCGGCCGGGGTGCGGCTCTGGTATGACACCAGCGATATCGCGGCCCTGCAGGAGTCGGAGACGGCACGGGCGCAGGTCGCCCAGGTCTCCTCGGCGGCGCTGCTCACCTGCGTGCAGGCGGGGTTCACGCGGGAGTCGTCGGTGGCGTTCCTGGCGACCGGGGACGTGTCGCAGTTGCAGGCCGCGCCGGAGGCCCCCCCGCCAGGGCAATCCGGCCGGGAAGCGGCCAGTACGGTGCCGCAGGGCGCGTCGGCGATCAGCGACGGCAACCCCAGCGGCGAACCACCACGACCCAGCCGCAAGCCAGGCCCCGAGGTCGGGAACGGGAAGGGACCCACACCCAAGCAGATGCGGCCCCTGCCCAAGTCGATGGTCGGGAGCTGACCGGACTACTGTCCCTGCGGCGTGGTATGGCCACCCATCGCCCTGGCGATCTTGGCCGCCAACGCCAGGCCACCCTGCTCCTTGACCGGGTTGACGCCCCACAGATCACCGGGCTTGTCCCCGGATCCGACGACAGCGGCACGGCCGAACCCGGCGATCATCTCCAGCCACGCCTCCCGGCCCTGGACGGTCCCGAACGTGGCGATCCCCGCCTCGGTCCCGTCGACGGTCGCGTCGTTGGACTCCAGGGCGAACATGGCGGGCGGGTCACTCGGGTGCTCCCCGGCGACGGTGAAGCCGTGCTCGCGCAGGACGGTGGCGACATCGGCGGGGCGGATCGCGGCGGACTCAGTGGCGGCTACGGGGGCCGCTCGGCCGGACTGGTGGTTGCACGCGGCGGCGACCAGGGCGACGAGACCCAGCAGCGCCGCAACTCGAGGGACGCGCATCTCGGGGCTCCTTCACGGGACGAGTCGGTCAACCAGTATGCGCCGCCCGCACCGTGCGCGTAGGGCCGTTCGGTCGTAGATCAGGAGGACATCCCGATGGCGGACACCCACCCCGGCGACGGGAACGCCGAACGGCTCCACGACTACTGGGTCCACGGCGAGGGCGCCGCACAAATCCGGTGGGGCACCGAAGGCGCACACACCCGCTGCCACCGGCTGCTCATGCAGCACGCCCACATGACCTCCGAGCAGGCGTGGGGCTACTGCCAACTCGCCGGCCATGCCGCCACCGGCAAGTACTCGGGCGAAGACAAAAGCAAGGGACACCATGGGAGGACAGGTCGGGTGACCACCTACACGCGCAGCTTCCCGCTCGAGGACATCTCCATCCGCGCCGGCGGCGACGGCCGTACCGTCGATGCCTACGCGACCATCTTTGACGTGTCCGCCAGGATCCACGACGAAGACGGTCGCTACGAGGAGATCAACGACCGGACGATGTACAACAAGGCACTGTCCGACGCGGCACCCGCCGGCGGGCGCCAGTCGTGGCGGGTCGGGGTCTTCTACAACCACGGCATGACCATCTGGAAGACCCCCTCCGACCTGTACTCCATGCCGGTCGGGGTGCCGCTGGACATCCACCCGGACGGCCGCGGTCTGTTCACCCGCACCCGGTACCTCCCCGGCCAGCTCGGCGACCAGATCCTCGAGGGGATCAAGGAGGGGACGCTCACCACCTACTCGGTCTCCGGGCAGTACCTGCGCTCCGACCCGCCCGTGCCCCGCGGCGGGTTCCGCCCCGACCACGCCGGCAAACTGCCGGTGGTGCGGCGGATGGAGTCGACCCTGCGGGAATACGGCCCAACCCCGTTCCCCGCCTACGCGGGCGCCGAGGTCATCGGGGTGCGCGCCGAGCAGATCGCCACAATGCTGAGCATGCTTGATCCTGACGAGCGTGAACGGCTCGTCACGCTTCTCCGCTCCGGCACTCCATTGGAGCCGCCAGAGCCTGGCACCTCCGAAGTGGAGGCCGCCGCCGAAGAGCCGCCGCCGATGCGGCACTCTACTCGGCCCCCTCATCTGGAACTCCAAGCCCAGCGGGCAAAGTTCCTGATCAAGCACGGAGGAGGTCGCATCGGTGCCTGACGACACCGCCACCCAGTCCCAGCCGCAGCAGTCCCCACCCCAGCCGACGCAGGGGCAGAACGTCTACCGGACCCTGCAGGAGATCGACGCGCGGCAGGCCGCGATCCGCTCGGAACTGCAGGCCCTGGACGCCCTGCCGGAGCCAACCCAGGACGACGTCGACTGGCAGGGCACCATCATCCAGGAGTACGACCAGCTCGAGGACCGCGCCAAGCCGCTGCGGCGCCGCATGGCCGACATCGACCGGGTCCTCCGCGCCCGCCAGCAACCCGACAACCGCGAGGACGGCACCCCCCAGCAGCGCACCCGGCAGGCCCCCGAGATGTTCGTCCGCAACTCGACCGACCCGCTCGCCGACATCGACCGGGTCCGCGCCAAGCTGGTCCCCTCCGACGAGCTCCGCTCCCGCGCGGAGACCCTCATCGAGCAGGACCACAAGCGCTACGAGCTGACCAGCGACTTCGCCGAGACCGCCACCCGCCGCGCCATCGGCAACCCCAGGATCGCCGCGCACATCCTGCTCACCGGCTCCAAGGAGTACCGGGACGCCTTCCGCGCCTACCTGGAAGACCCCGACGTCGGCGTGCAGCGGCTGCGTGCCCTGACGCTGGGTACCGCCTCCGCCGGGTTCATGCTCCCCTACGTCCTGGACCCCACCATCGTGCTCACCAACGCCGGCAGCGCGAACCCGTTCCGCCGCGTCGCCCGGATGGAGACCACCACCAGCAACGCCTGGCAGGGCGTCAACTCGGCCGGCGTGAACGCCGCATGGATCGGTGAGGCCGCCACCGCCGCCGACAACACCCCCACCATGGGCCAGATCCAGATCACCCCCATCAAGGGCGCCGCCTGGGTCTTCGGCTCCTACGAGTCGCTGGACGACACCAACTTCGGCGAGCAGCTCCCCGGCCTGCTCGCCGACGCCCGCGACCGGCTCGAGAGCGCCGCGTTCGCGACCGGTGCGACCGGCACCGGCCAGCCGACCGGGTTCATCCCCGGCGCCTACGGCACCGCCAACGCCACCACCGGCACCGCCACCGGCACGGGCATCGCCCCGCTGGTCTACACGGTGCAGGCGAGCCTGCCGCCACGGTTCCGGAACTCCCCCCAGGCGGGGTGGATGGCGTCGCTGCCGTGGATCAACACCCTCCGTGCGATCGACCAGTCCGGCGGTTCCTCGTTCTGGGCCAACTTCGGCGCTGGCACCCCCGAGCAGCTCCTCGGACAGAACATCTACGAGGCCAGCGACATGCGCAACACCACCAGCGCCGCGACCGGCTCCGGCGGCGTCGCGCTGGCCTACGCCGACTGGAAGCAGTTCGTCATCGTCGACCGCGTCGGCGTCAGCATGCTGTATGAGCCGCTCATCAAGGGCACCGCCGGGTCGATCCCGACCGGGCAGGCCGGCTGGTACATGTTCTGGCGGACCGGCTCGGGCGTGGCCACCAGCGGCGCGTTCAAGTTCCTCGTGTACGGCACCGCCGCCTGATCCCCCCCATCCACCATGGCCGCCGTTGTGGCGGGGCGATCGT